TTTCTGTTCTTGAATGGTATAATTCAGCTACTAAAGCTAATACACCTGGCTTTACTAATGAAGCGTCTATTCCAGCAGTTGTATAAGTGATAGTCACTTTATCTGCTGAGGATTGCTCTAATTTAAAGAGGGGATTATCCAGCCCCTCTACAGTGTAGTCTACGTCAACAGACATGGTCTCACCATCAATTAGAACTAAGTCTACTTGCGTGATGGGAGCGTAGCGTAAGTTAATAGCTTCGCATATATTGTCGAAGTACTCACGTCTCTGTTTTGACACGATGTCACTGTTAAGATATCTTTCCGCACGTATTCTAGCGTTTGGAATAATGCTATTTATAAAGTCATCATCTCTACTGTTAGTTATTCTTAGATAGTTTTTAACCTCTAACAAAGTAACAGGCTCTGTGATGCCAATAGTACTTATAATTTTATTGTCCATAATTCTTTGGTTTTATTCCTACCAGGGGAGGTTTATAATATAGCCCCCTCCGAAGAGGGAGCATATATCAATTAATATTAAGCGTTCAATGCAAGGATTGCATGAGCGAAAGTTCCGTTTTGGATAGCGTCAGGCTTACCAACAACAAGAGCGAAACGACCATAAACTTTTAAGCTTACGTTGTTTCTTTCCCAGTCATCACCAGTATAACCCATCTCCATTTTCATACCTTCACGAGTTACAAACTTAACCTCAGAACGGTCAAAGATGTAGAACTCACCAGCAGCAACTGCAGGAACTTCGATCAATTCAGCTCCACCTAAGAAAGAACGTACTTTTCCAGTAGCGTCTACAGTAGATTGTAATTGGTAGTGTCCGTCAGTTCCTTTGATACCTTGTAACTTAGCGATTAAAGCTGGGTTAACAAATACGATTTTCTCACCTGTGAAGTTGATTCCTTTGAAAGATGCAACAGCAGCGTTGATTACGTCGATTTCGTTAGCAGCAGTACCGTAAGAATCAGCTAGAGATCCGAAGAAAGATTCGAAACCAGCTTGATCACTTGGAGCTTTCCAAGACTCGATACCTTTAAGAGCATCTGCTCCACCAGCACCGTTTAAGATTTGTCCGTTGATAGTGTCAACTAGGTAACCTCTCATGTCTTCTCTGAAGTAGTTTTCAAGAGCAACAGTATCAGCTAACTCTTCACGTGGCACAGTTAAGATGTGACCCATTGTGATGTAAGGAGTTTGTTGGTCAGCTACAGATAAGCTAGACTTTCCGAAAGCAGCACCTTTAAGTTTACCACCAGCGTTGTTAGTTGCAGCTCCAGCAGAAGAGAAACGGTAAGAAGTACCAGTTCCAGTCTTAGCAGAAAGATACTGAGCAGCAGTAGATTGGTGAGGGTTGAACTCGATAGATGACTGACGGTCTTCTTTAGAAGGCGTAGAGTCAGCAGCAGCAGAAAGACTTACAGTAGAAGCATTCTTTACTTCGAAAGTAGCAGTTGCATTTTTAGATTCCATTACTTCTTTAGCAGAAGCATCTAACCATGATTTGAATTCGTTTGTTGGCATAATTTCAGTTGATTTAGTGTTTAAGTTTTTAACCTCGTTAGAGAGATCGTCGATTGATTTTTGTACTAGTTCAAGAGCAGCAGTGTCTACTTTCCCTTCAAGTACTTCATTGATTTGTGCAGATTTAGCTTCTAATTCGCTAGTAAAGTCTACAGATTTTGCTTCGATTGCATTGTTAGCAGTTTCGATAGCTTTAGCTTCTAAGTTAGAAACTACTTCTTTTGGATCTAAGTTTTCCATAATAAAAATTAATTGTTAGTTAGTGCCTCGTTTAAGGCGTTTAAAAATTCAAGATTAGCATTAACCTCATCATCTATTGCTGGCTCAGTGTCGGTTTCCAACGGCTGAGTAGCAGACTTATAAAGTTCAGCTAGTTTTAATAATTCAGCCTCATTTTGAAGCTTCATTTTTTTGTCACCAATATTCTTGGCAAGCATTTCAAAGCGTTCAACAGTGTCATCAACGACATCGTCTTGGCTTATATTTTTAACCTCTAAAAGTTTAGCTTCTGGGTTCATAGGAATAGCTACAGGGCTAATCTCAAACAACTTGAGTTCAGACAAGTCTCTACCACCATGACCATTACTATCCCCCTTAACTACAGCGTAGCCAATAGAGAATGAATCAACGACACCGTCCTTCATCAACTGCTTGTACTCTTGAGCACGATCAGTCTTAGACAGGTATCCTTTGAATAGCAATCCAGTTGCATCTTCCTTCATTTCAGTTACTCTTCCAATAGGCTTGTTCTGGTCGTGATTAGCTACCATAATAACACTACCTCCGTTTTCAGAGATAGTCTTACTAAAAGCACCTTTTTTAATCACGTCACCGCCTCGGTCTACGTTATCAAAGATAGCTCCGTATCCAGTTATTTCACCTTCTACGTTTAATGTACCTTTGACTTCGAACGTTTTAAATTCTATCATTTCTTATCGTCTTTTTTAGGTTTATCTTTCTTATCTTTGTCCGCTTCCTGATTTGGAGCTTGTCCATTCATGTCAGTTATCTCATCGTCATCTTTAACAATAGCTTGAGTAAATCCAACATACATATCTTCACCAGTAAAGTCTCCTAATTTTCCAACCTTTGGTAGGTTAGCCATTTCACGAGCTTCATTGATAGTTACCATACCAGCAGCTTCTTTGATTGCTTTGAATCTAGTAAGCTTACCTTCTTGTATAGCGTCTACGTGAGATAGATCGAAATCTAACCATACGTCACCAAACTGAGGTGCAAGCCAAGCATTAAGTCCATTCTTAATCTCTTCTAACATAGGTGTAACACAGTTCTCCCACAAAGCTAACCTTGCTTCCTTACCATTCTGATACGTAGAATCTTTTAGTCCTATCAACTGAGATGGGAAATTTAATACGTTACATATGTCCTGTGCAGATTGCTCTAATTGTTCAAATAACATTAAAGCCTCTAGTCCGCTTGATACGTCAATAGCATCTAGGTTAGCATCAATGATTGGAATGTTTCCAGTATTGTTGTTACCTTGAGCTTGCTTACGTAGCTTATCCTTAAGTTGGTCTAATGCTTCAGGTGAGAATTCAATCTCGTTATCCTTATTAATAAGAATCTTCTGAGCACCTTTATTTTGCTGATACCATAACAAACTAGCCTTAGCATCATTATAGATCTGTATAGATTCTAATGCAGCTCTAAATGGAGACTGTCCAAATAACCAGTTGTCTTCTTGATTGAAGTCAGGGTTAGCTGATCTCATCCACATTACGTCACTAGCTGGAATCTCTTGAGCACTATTATCAGTGTCCATAAGAAAGCCAGAAATGTTTCTACCGTTACCAGATACAACTTGTAATTTAGAAGTAGGTAGCATATACATACTATTGTACTTATTGCTATTTATACCAGTTCCATATTCACCAGTAATAAAAGAGTTACCTTCTAATAAGTAGTGAGTTGTAGCAGCTTCAGTTAAATCGCTAAACTTCTGTAACGGGTTAGGCTTGTACAATAGTTGAGCTAATAGGGGAGATTGAATCTTCTCTCCTTTAGAGTTGTAGGCGCACCATTTAGCCTTAGCTACGTTTTTAGCTATCATGTTGACTATAGAAAATACTACAGGATTCTTTTGGTATCCCTTCTCTATGTAAGTCTCTAAATTAGCATCGTAATGGTTAACAGAGCCTATACGTTCAAGGAATAATCTAGATTGGCGGTCACCAAATTCTAGAGCTCCCTTCTTAGGCTTTTGTCTGCCTTTAAAGTAATCAAATATACTTGCCATTTTAATAAATTTTTACAGTTCGTTTACCAGTAAATCTAGAGAGAACGTAACGCAGGCTATCAACTAAATGATCAGGTCCTTCGTATTTATTCTCCATTAAGTTACCGTCTTTATCTTGTTTGTATCTGTATGTGAGGAACTCGTTTAATAAGTTCTTAGAACGCTCAGTAATATATAGAGTAGTCTCGTTAACCAAGTCTATTCCACGCTTAATACTATCAGGTCCTTTTTTACACTTCAGGATACTTAATCCTTTACTTCTTAACTCTCTTATTGTCTGAGGAAAGTTATAATCAGCGTATATCATAGCGTCATACTCTCTCAGAGCGTCGTAGATGTCCGATATTTCTAAATCGGGCTCATATAGTATCTCATCCACAATAAACTCGTTAGAATCGTTCCTATACAGTCCTACGGCTGCGTTAGGGTCTACGTTACCAAAGTCAAGTCCAATACCGCATAATTGAAAACCTTCAAATGCTTTATCGTCTTTTCTAAATCCATCTTCTGGATTACCTTCAATAACCTTGTAGTCTTTGATGCAAGCCCCATGCACCTGACCCCATTCGCCAAGTCCGTAGACTTTCCATTCGTTCATCATATAATCAGAACGAGTAGATTGCTTTTCTAAGTCAGCAAAGTATTGTAGTTGTACATCACTAAGAGCTTCGTTATCTTTAAAGTTAACTACTAATGAGTCATGTATAACATCCTCTTGTAGGTAGTCATTATACCAGAAAGGTCCAGATGGATTCCAAGATAATATTACCTCAGTCTCTGTACGTCTCTCTAACTGCGTATATACTTCAAACGATACTCGGTTAGCCTCATCAATAAACAAACGTTCACGACGAGGTCCACGAGCCTTAGTTTCATCTTCTAGCCCAATAAACTCTATTATTGAACCATTCTTTAATTCATATATAGATTCACTCTTCTTCCAGCATTCTGGCTTCCAAGCGTCTCTCGATAATAGGATGTTTCTTAAATCACGAACTGCACCCTTCTTAAGGTTAGCTAATGTATTCGAAGCTACAGTAATTCGCTCACCTGGAGTGTCTACTGCATCTTGGTATAATTTTGCTAATACGTTAAATGTCTTGCCAGAGGAAGAACCTCCGTAGATAGCTTTGATTCTCTTGTCGAGACCAAGTATCTTATTAAAGCAAGTAGTGGGTTGCCATCCAGCCATAATTATCCTGTTTTATCTGTCTTTTCTTTATAAACTGTGAAGATAGGTCTATCAGCTTCAAACTTATCGCTAGCCTCTCTATCTTGAGCTCTAACTTCTAGTCCTTCTAGCTTAGCTATCATCATCAGTATCTGTGCAGCTCCTTTAGGATCATCTCCCTTGAGCGCATTGTATTGATGTTCTAATTGGATTATACGCTTAGTACGTCTATCCTTAATTTGGTCTTCTCTTACCGAAGTACATCTTTCCCATCCCTTCTTCCAGTACTCATGAGCAGTTCTTTCACTCTTCACTTTCGGGAAGGTGTCTAAAAACCACACAGTAAA